GGCGTGATTATGCAGCGTGACGTGAGCGATTGCGTCGGACGCCGACCATGAGACGCCCACTCCCGTATAGGACAGGACGCGCCGGGCTGGGTCGCTCGTCACGGCGTCTGTGAGACGTAGGACTGGGATTGTCGGGCGCTTGGTCCTGATGAGAACCCATCCGTTGCGTGCGACCGACCATGAGCCCAGGACAGATGAGGTGAGGGCGTCGAGATGCTTGGCTAGGCTTGTTTCCCATACGGTCGGCGGGACAGTCACGGTCGTGAGCATGTCGTCCAGTGAGTAGACGAGGCCTTTGCAGGACTTGATGATTCTGTCGAGGCGCAAAAACCAATTTTCGCTTCCATCGCCGGTTTCTGCCTTCGCGCCGTATCGCGTCGTCGCGGCCAGACGGGCAACGCTATCGGATGCGGTCAGATTCACCTCATAGCTGATGCGCTCACCCGGCTTCCGTGGTGCGATCTGTAGATCGGTCAGGTAACCCGAGTACACGAGTTCTCTCGTCGGCCAGTGGATGAGTCGAATAGGCGTGCCGTGGCTCATGCCGGTTGTGCGCGGCGCAAGGGCGTTGATGACGCGCGCCGTGAGCGTGCCAACCGTCCCGGTGAGGGCGGGGCCTGTCGCGTTGACGCCGCGTGTCACGGCGATTTCCGTACAGGGGCCCGTGATGTCCTGCCAAGCCTCAGAGCTGCCGTTTCCATCGCCAAGCCATGCACGTGCGTTCCAAATGCCTTCGTTCCAACGCAGGTAACGCAGGTTTTCTGCGCCGCGCGTCCATGCGTCTCGATTCCATCGAGACTGATTCCAGCGGAGCCCGTCGAGGCCTTGAAGCGGATAGTAGGCCTGGAGACTGAGAACGTCGCAGGGGCGCGGGTTCTCGGGCATCGGCGTATTGTCCGTGATTTCGAGGCGTTCGACGATGCCCGACTCGGGTCCGGTGACCTCGATTTCCAGGCCCGCGCCGAATCGATCCGAGGAAATTCTACGCTCGTAGATCGGGCCATTGCCTACGCGAACGGCGTGCGAGCCGACGCGGATTACACCGACTTTGCCGGGTTTGTCGGCGCGGACACGGATGTCTACGGTGACGAGATGGCCGGGCGCGAGTTTGTCGCAGGTGATCGTGAACGAAGACGAGCCCGGGTTGAGCGCGTATCGGTAGCGTTCGTTACCGAGGTTTTGGACGCGAGCGCCGGACCAGTCGCCGATTATTGGCGCGGGTAGGAGCGTTGGCATGAGGGGTCACCTTCCTGCGCCGTTGAGGCGCGTATATTGTGTGACGGACTGGGCGATGACGCGCCCGGCGTCTACGCTTGGCGTGAGCATGGGCGCGTTGACGGTGATGTTGACGGCGGCGTGAGGGCGTCGCAGGGCTGCCAGGCCGCTCACGCCGGGGATAGACAGGCTACCCGGGTCGGTACTTGCCACCATTCCGGTGAGCTTCCCGAGGCTGTTTCGCACGGCCCCGTACCGCGATTCGAGGCCTCGGATGAATCCCTCGATTACCAGGACGCCCGCGGGCGTAAGTAGGCGCGCATCGTAGTCCTCGGGACCCTTCCAGGACGTGAGCGAGCTGGTCAGGCTACTGAGAGTGGATTGCACGGACCCGAACATTCCCTTGATGCCGTTAATGAATCCCTGGATGAGCTTCGTACCGGCGTTGACGAGTGTGGAGCCGATGGACCCGAGCGCGGATACAGCGCGAGACGGGAGCGTAGCGATCGTACTGACCGCCGAGCTAACGCCGCTGGAAATCGAGGATTTGATGCCCTCCCACGCGCTCGACAGCGTAGAGCCGACGGAGGACCAGATGCCCGACCAAATCCCCTGGATAACGCCGAGCGCGCCCGTGATGTAGCCCTGCACGATTGAGAGCGCGCCAGAGATGACGCCCTGGATGCCCGCCCAGATGGACGAGACAATTTGTTTAATGCCCTCCCAGACGCCGGACCAGTCGCCCTGTAAGGCGCTCGTCCATACCTGGATAATGCCTGAGATGACGCCAATCACCGTTGAGATCACGCTGGATATGACTTGCCAGACGCCCGAGACGACGAGGCTAATGCCCTGCCAGATCGTTTCCCAGTTCGCTGCGACGCCCTGGAAGATGCTAATGATGAGGTCTGCGACCGGCTGCCCGTAGGTTGCCCACGCGGCCTGGAGCTGAGGCCAGACGGCGTCCCAGGCGGCTTGGATTTGCGCCCATGCGGCCTGGAGCTGAGGCACTACGTTCGTTTGGAACCAATCGACGACGACGCTCACGGCGGCCTTGATTTGCGCCCACGTGGCGTCTACCGCCGCCCTGAATGTCTCGTTGTTCTGGTAGAGTGCCACGAAGATTGCGACGAGCGCGGCAATCGCTGCGATGACAAGGAAGATCGGGTTCGCGGCCATCGTCGCGTTGAGCGCTGCCCACGCGACTTTTGCAGCGCCGATGATGTTTTTTACCTGGTTGAAAGTCTTGAATCCAGCGACAAACGTGCCGATGACGCCCGCCGCCGCTGCGATGGCTGGCCCGAATCGCTCGAAAAACCCAATGACAGCCTGGATTGCGGGCGGTGCTGTCGTCGTGAGCCAGTCGAGGAAGGACTGGAGCTTGGGCATTACCTCTGTCTGGAAGACGGCGGCGGCGGCCTTGACCTTCGGCACTACGTTGGCCTGGAATTGCGCGGCGAATTGCTGGAGGGCCGGGACGGCAACGTCGCGCGCCCACGTAGTGAAACGTTCGAGGGATGGCATGAGATGCGTGATGGCGCCCTGGGCGAGGGCCGTGACGGCGGGTAGGACGAGCGTGCCGATCTTGGCGGCGAAATCGCCCATGTGCGCCTTGATTACCTGGATTTGGTGCGAGAGCGTATCTCCCTCGCGCGCGAAAGCGCCGTGAGCGTCGGCGGTTTGCTCCATGATGAGCGCGAGCGTCGCCGCCTGCTGCGCCTCGTTGTCAAACGAGCCGCCGACTTTCTGGAAGCCCAGTTCGGCGGCCTTGGCGTCGATGGATGCCTGTTTCAGGCTCACGCCGTAACGCTCGATTGGGTCGCGCTCACCCTTTAGTGCAGACGAGAGCGCGGCGACGGCATCGGAGGTCGAGCCGCCGAACTGAGCCGACAGGTCGGCGGCGACGCCAATCAGCTCGTTCGTCTTGCCTGCCAGCTGGTCGATGCTTGTCCCGCCGTTTTTCAGCTGGGCACCAAGCAATGTCCCGAGCTCTTGATACTCGTTTTTGGTCAGTCCTACCGTCGTCGCCGCCGTATCCGCGTAGGCTTTCATCTGCTCGGCCCCGGACTTGAAAACTGCTTCGATTGCGCCCGTGGACTGTTCGAGGTCGGCGGCGGCGCTCACGGCCTTCGCCCCTGCGACGCCGATTGCGGCGGCCCCGGCGGCGGCGACGGTGGCGAGTGTCGTGACGGCCTTTTTCCCAGCGTCGGCCAGGCCCGAGATGCCAGTCTCTTTGGCGAGTCCCTTGAAAGCGCGGCTGAAATTCTTGGTGTCTGCGACGACGGATACCTTGACGACGTGACCTGCCACGGTTCATCCCTTCTGCGCCTCGGCGCGTTCTTGGAGTAGGTCGAGGATTGCGTGCGCGTCCTCGACGGTGAGTTTTTCGCGCGCCTCCCACGGCGGGATGCCGGCGTCTACGGCGAGGATGGCCAGCACGGGTGCGAGGGAGGACGCGCCCGTCATTCCCCCGCCGGGTTGGCTTCGCTCACGAGTGCGGTTGCCTCGTCCATCGTGAGGTCAACGGCTGCATTGTAGGCGTCGTCGCGGGTGGCATGGCCGCCGCGTCGGTAGAGCATGATAGCGCACATGGCGATCATGGGCCCGGCGAGCATCCCGCCTGCTTCGGGGTCGAAAGCGGTGATGGGCTGGCCTGTCTTTCGTTCGTAGTAATCGAGGTCGCCAAGGGTCATTGCTTGCAGGTTCATTGCGGGTCCTTACCAATCGTGTTTGTCTAGTAGTTCTTTGATTCCCTCGCCAAATCCTGCGAAGGTTCTGGGTCGCAGGGTTTCTTCTGCTTGGGAGAGCCAGCGGGGGCCGGACCTGGAGTCTGGTCCCCAATGTCTGACCGCCGCGTATGGCAGTCGTCCTTTGGAGCCGAGGCGCACCATGACTTTGCGCTTGGAGCGTGATGGTTTGATGCCAGCCTGTAGGCGTCCTGTCTTGTGTGGCGCGAGGGTCTTGGCCAGCGCGGCGATAGGCGTGGCCAGCCTGTAGGTGAGGTCTTTGAGGTCCGTGACGGCCACGCCTACCGCTTCGGCGTCGGTCAGTAGCTTCTTGATGCCCTGGATTTCTACTGAGCCGCCGTCGAGGTGGACGCGGCCGTCACTGATGCCTGTCATCCTATCAGGCGTCTTCCATGTTGCCGGTGCCCAGCGTCGAGGTCGCCGTGAGCTTTTCGGGTTCACCCTCGCACGCCCATTCAAATTCAAAGGTGGAGCCCTTTTCGTCGCCCGCCTCGGAGCCGAGTGACGGCTTGACGCCCACCTTTGCGCGTACCTTGAAGTGCGGCTGCTTGGGCGTTGCGGTTTTGTTGCCGAACGGGGCCACCAGGACGTCGAGGGTCTTGCCTGCCTGCTGCCAGAGCATGTCCCAGA